AGTGGGTGCGTCTATATGTTGTGTATATTAGTGCATTTGTGTGAGAAATGAAAGACCCCCTGAACGTGACCGCGCTCAGAGGGCCAGTGAGGAGAGCCAGTGTATGGAGCTACACGATACCAACAGGGAGGGAGAGAGGTTGGCTCTTGCTGAGAAGGTAACACAATTTTAAGCAAAAAAACACCCCCTGCGGAGCGATCACGCGAGGGGGCAGTTAAGTGAGGCAAACCTATGAACTAGGTGGGTCAACCCTAGCAGGTATATTGTTTGCTGACAAGTATTCTAAGTACGGCTGCAAATGTGCGTCTGAGATAAGTCCCATCTCTACCATCTTATCTGCCAGCTTACCGCGTATATACATCTCACCTACTGGTTCACCTGCAATGATACGTTTGGCATTTAGCTGTAAGGTGTCAGGCTTCCACGGGCCGCTGCTTACTGAGCGTGTGGATGCAGATGTCATAGACTTAGAAACTGCTGCGCTGATTTCTGCGGATGTGGGCCAAGAGCGAGACTTGTGCGCTTCTTTTAGTTTCAGCATTGCGCGATCCATTGTGCCGCGAATGTGATCCTCATTTGTGTCGTTAGGAAACTTCTGGTTAATCAAGCGACAGATACCCTCTACCTCTGTCTGCGCACGTTTCTCATCTTCTAAGTGCTTTGGAATAGCGTAAGTGCCAAGGATGTTCATTAGCTCATTACGGATTAGCTGCATTCTCATATCATAGTTCATAGCATTATACCTCATCTGCCCAGCGCTCACCGTTTAGCCAAGTAGCTAGGTGAGGCATGTATTGTTTGTCTTTACCGTCTAGTGTTGAAACGTATGCTTCCAGTTTAGGCAATAGATCAAAGAAGTCTATCTTCTTAGAAGCTGTTACATATGCTTTTCTAGCCTGCCCTTTCCCTACCTTGCGTGGGTACATTTCCCATAATTGATCAAAGTAATAATTCACCTCATCATCCTTTGATGATGTATATAGTTTACTTCCAAGGTTCTTTCTTACAAGGTTTGGGTCAAAATTTTGTACCCTCCCCCCTACAGATTTTGTACCCTCCCCCTGTTGTTTTCTTGAGGGGGCTTTGTAGCACTTCATACCGCCAACTGTTCCGTCATCTTTAAACAAGAAATAATAATTGTTGGATGTCTGCCTGCCATCATCGCAGTAATACGGTGACCACTGAATAAGTTTAAGGCGCTCTAGTTCTTTTAGGTGGTTACGAACGCTTTGCTCACTCATCTCGCAACAATCTGCCAAACGCTTAATGCTTGGATAGCACTTTAAGGTTTCGCCGTTGTGATGATCTGCAAGCCAATACAACACAATCTTGGTTGCAGGCTTCAAACCCTGTTGCTTCATTGCTAATGCTGTCATATAGTGGGACATGAAAGTTTACTCCTTTCACTGTTAGATGTTAAAGACCCGTTGCTTCCACTGGCGCGGGTCTTTTTCTATTCTACATCCATAAAATAATCAGACAAGACTTTTACCGTATCGTAAGTGACATTGCCTACGCCATCCCGAACACGGTAGTAAGTATGCCGCGATAAACCTGTTGCTTCACATACCTTAGACGGTTGACGATCCTTCATCAGCCGCTGGATATGCTCCAAGTTATACATCATCTTGCTATTCATGCGTTCTCCTTTTTTGCATTCTTGGGGTTGTATATAGGCTACACTTGATATATATGCAAGAGACAAACAGTAAAACGAGGTAAACAATGCATAAACATCCTACACCATTGGCTATAAAGTCAGAGATATATAAATCGCTATGTATGGCGGCTGCAAAGCACAGCTTGCTTTCAAGCGATGTCACGATAGCATTGCAGGCTATTGATGAAGGTATTGAAGCAGCAAACAAAGCACACGATGAACTAAGAAAGGCTATGGGATATGACCAATAAGTTTCATATAGCAATGGAATTTGCCAGCGAACTAAATGAAAAGCACGGCAAGACAATGCAAGGCGGTAAGAAATATCTAATGGTAGATCGCCGCATAGAAGCATTCCGCGCAACATTTGGTGGTGAATACGGAATAGAAACAAAAGTTCTCCACTCTGATGAGCGTAGCGTGATGATACAATGCGACATCAAAGACAAAGATGGGTTTGTTGTTTCATCTGGTGTTGCAGAAGAAATACGCGGATCAACAATGGTCAACAAAACATCCGCAGTAGAAAACTGCCAAACCAGCGCTGTTGGACGGGCGCTTTCAATGCTGGGACTTGCTGGTGGCGAGTTTGCATCTCTTAATGAAATGGAAGGTGTACCACGCAAAGAGATGGAAAAGGAAATACGCGACCTAAAAGATAAGATTAAAGAAATTAAGGAAAGCGATGTAGAACCATCTACCGAACCTAAAATGGAAATGACAACAGAAGATCGCGCGGATGCTTGGCTTACTTTTTACGACAACAAGCCAGATGCGCAAAAGTTTTCTAAAGCAGAAGAACGGTTCCAGAAATTTATGAACCAAGCTGAGAATTATTTATCAGCAGAAGTTACAGCAAATCTATGGGACAAACATGATGAACGTAAAACGGAGCTAATGGTATGAAAGTATGCACTATTATCGGGCGTGTCACCAAAGACAGTCAAATTCAACAGAACGAGAGAGGGGGATTTCTCAAATTTTCAGTCGCAGTTGATGATGGCTATGGAGCAAATAAAGGCACGATCTTCTTTGACGTTGACTATAACCGAACAGGAATTGCCCAGTACGTTACGAAAGGTAAACAAGTAGGCGTATCAGGTGAGCTAAAAACCCGCGAGTATAATGGCAAAACCTACATCAGCATTCGTGCCAATGACGTTAAGCTGATCGGCGGTGGTCAACAGCGTGAGCAAGTATCGCACACTGAGCATGAACCCCAGCGCATGGCAGAAGGTCAGACGTTCTCAGAAAACCAACTGGACGATGAGATACCTTTCTAATGACCAAGTTGCAGATGGAACTGAGGAATGGGCGCTTAGTGCCTGTTTCTCAATATGACGCAGAACGGATGGAAGATTACCCACAAGGCGCGTTGTTTAACCTGTCGCCTACTGGCAAGCGATCTAACCCGCATCATAACCTATACTGGTCTACGCTGCGCAGGGTGGCTAGGGATACAGGTAAATGGCCCACAGAGCATCACCTGCACGATGAACTAAAGATTGCGTGTGGATATGTGCGGATCAAGTTGTCTGCGCTAAACGGTGAACTGGTGAACATACCTGATAGCATCAGCTTTGATAAGATGGATCAGCGAGAGTTTAACACGTTCTTTGAACTGACAATGACTAAGCTGGCAGAGGGAATAGGGTATGACCCATTGGAAACCTAGCGATGAGATGGTGCAGCGCGAGTTAGACTTGTGTGTGCGTCTAGGTAAGAAGTGGAAATGCACAGTAGAGATGCAGCACAAGTACAGCGTGTTTGATGCTGTAGCTCACAAAGACAACAAGCCGCAAGCGTTCGTAGAATTGCGCATCATTAACTACGCTTTTTATGACCTGCCAGACATTATGATAAGTTTGACAAAATGCACTGCGGGTAAAAACCAAACTGAGATAACAGGATTGCCCAGCCTGTTTGTGGTACACTGGAAGAAAGACGATACCATTGGCTACATAGACATCAACAAGACTTACCACGGTGAACCTGACTATAGGGTGTCTAAGAAGGGCATGAACAGACTGAATGATGAGGCAGAAATAGAAGTATGCCGCCATGTCAGAACGTCACAATTCAAGGTGCTAACAGAGATATGACAGAGTACACACAAGAAAAAGACTTTGATGTTGAGGTCAAAGTGCGCAACGGAAGATTGCTGAGAGCAATCCGTAAGCATTACAAAAGTACGGCAGCGTTTTGCAGGGAATATAACTTAGATGCCGTGCGCGTTAGTGCGCTAATGACAATGAAAGTTAAACCAATAAACAAACGAGGCTGGACGCAATTAGCCGCTGATGTTGCTATGCTGCTTGGCAAAGACCCAGAAGACCTTTGGCCCGACCATATGAAAGAAATCAAATTACGCAGATCAACTGCATCATTTGGCGCAGATTTTGATGAGGTCTTACAAATAGCTCAACAAGGATCGGTTGAAAAACTTATCGCACAAAAACAAACGCTAGACTTAATCACAGAGAAATTAACAGACCGCGAAAAATATTGCTTAAAAGCACATTACGAAATGGGGAAAACTTATGTTGAAATAGCGGAAATACTGGGGAGAAGTGTTGAGAGAGTGCGGCAGATAATTTTTAAAGCACTCAGAAAGTCTCGCAACACAGCGCAGGCTCATGATCTAATGAAACTGGCTACGGGAGATTTTCGCATAGTTTATAATGAGGAAACTGAAAGCTACGATTACATTGATACATCAAGACCCAAAAGTATCTCATACGCAGCAAGAGAACTCTTTAAGGATGACGAATTAAGTTGAGGGAAGTAAAAATGAGCAACATTCCACACGCCAGAAAAATACTTGAACAGCTTATGAAAGATTTAGAGGGTTTTGAAACAGACCTGATGCACATACGCGCGTCTGTAAAAGCTGCGCTGCGCCACATGTATAGAGGCAGCAATGACAAATCTAGCTAAACGCCCACCTCTGGGTCTAAAGAAAGACAAGCCTTTACGCAGTAAGAAAATGCTGGACAAGGTGCGAGAACTGCCCTGTGCGGTCTGCCAAGCCCACGGTGAGGTACAGCTATCACCTACAACAGCGCACCACCCGATACATGACCGCTATGGCGTATATAAGCGCGGCGACGATTGGGCTATCCCTCTATGCGATGGGCATCATCAGGGAAACTTTGATGACAGCAAGCAGGCCATTCACAAAGACAAACGTGCATGGCGTGAGAAGTATGGCCCTGATTGGTCTTATGCGCCATTTGCAGAAGGAGAGAACAATGAGTAATCGCATGTCAGGGAAAGACATAAACACGATGTTGCGCATGTATGAGCGAGGTGAAACCGCAAAAGCTATTGGTCAAGAGTTAGGACGATCACCTAGCGTAATAAGCTCAACTCTCGCGCGTATGAAAAAACAGCTTACGTCAAGGGACTTGTCACCAGAAACAAATCAACTGATACACCAAGCCCAAGAGGAATTTATTGCTGCGTGGCGGCAATGGAAGAAAACCAACAGTACTGAAGATTTATTCGCCATGATCAGTCCAAGACACTGACACATAAAGCACTGGCCCACGATCAGGATGACAGTACGTCTTTTTGACCTTCATGCTAGTGACCTGCTTGTCATCAGCAAAGATAGTGCCTGAGAGGCCATCTAAAGCGATCTTAGCAATGTTATCCACATCTGGCTTAGTCATGGGGCTTATCGCGCCATACTCTGCCTCTAAGCGCTTTATCTTAGACCATGACTTTGGGATGTCCATGAAAGCAATGATTTCAACCGCCACTGGCCTCAGTGTCTGGTCAATGTTGTGCTTTGCCATCTCTGCCCACGCAGCCGCATGAATACGCCGTTCATACTCTTTTGTTTTCTGCGGTGTGTATGTGTGGCCCACTTTGGTAAACCGTGGCCTGCCCTTGCCAATCGGTTGCCCTGATATTTCCAGTTCTATTTCGTACATGCCCGATCCTTTGTGTAAGAACTGCTGTCAGTTAATACCTTGACTTAACTTTTTTGCAAATACCCCCTTGCAATGTATCACATAAGCGACTATTGTATGTGTATGTTAAACATAAACGCCAACTTACGGAGGTATCCTATGGCACATTCTCTTTCTTTTCTTCTTTCTTCTAACGCAGCTACTGCGCGTATGGCAGATCGCAAGCCAGCTTATGTCTGCCACATGGAATTGGACACAATGTCCGACACTTGTATGGTTGAGCTAGACGCGGATAGCCGAGATCATGCGCACACTCTTGCGCAAAGCTGGTTGACTAACGGACGCGCGGTCAGCGTAGGCATCCGCAGAGTTCGTGCTGACGGTACGCTTGGCGAGGCAGACATTCTTGATCTGTCTGACTTTGAAGATGATCTTTCTGAGGAAACTCAGTCTAATCTTAACCGCGTCATGTCACAGTACGGCTTGGCATTCTAATCAACGGGGGCTACGGCCCTCACCAACACGGAGCAAACCAATGGGATTTTTTACACTAGGCCGCACAACGCACCACGCATTTACAACAGTAACCATCAAGGGCGTGGAAATTGAGATTGTCATTGAGGGATCACTAGATCACGATGAACACTACTTTGAACTGGACACGGTTTATCTACAGGAGCCACGCGCCAAGACTAAAGACTTTGCACTGCCAGAGCGCATCTATAACAAGCTGACTAGCGGTGCATATGATGAGCAGTTCCATGACGTAGCGTGGGGATCAGCATAATGCGTTACGGTAAATGGACATGGGAAGATGTAGTTATTGGGATCGCCTTTGCAGTGGTGATCCTGATTTGGGTAGCAGGCACAATAAAAGGATGGTGGTAATGAAACTAAACCCAGCCGATGAGCAGATACTAAAATACTTGCGCAAGCAGGTAGATCGGTTGCAAGATGAGCGATACCGCACAGATGCACGACCAAGCATCAACAATGAAATATTTGCAGCACAACAAGAACTGCGGCGGTTTACAGCAGAATTGAGGAAAAAAGGATACAACATATAATGGTGAACTATTACGATACTTTGACGCGCGTATTGCAACGCAAGCCAACAGAACAGGAGCTTGCTGCGGTGATGCAGATGAAGCGCGAACAAGAGGGATGGAAGAATACCAAAGACATGATAACCACTGAGAAGCCACAGAAGCGCTTGAGAGAGCCGAAACAGCCTACAGGGGTCAACACTAATGACAGGCAGTACAGATGGCCTAAGAGAGCGACACAGATGGCTCTACGCATAAACCGCGCCTTGCTGCGTCAGACCACAATAGAAAACATCGCATTCATTGAGGATGTTACGCAGTCAAGGATTATGCAAGAAATAAGGCAATGGGATTTGCCAAAAGTAGAAACAGAAGAATGATCGTGTGGGCGGTTGCTTGGTGTCGGGATAAGCTAGGGGATTACCAACAAAAACTAGGTAAAAAACCGCCCACCGCAACAAGATAACAAAACAAAAAGTGAGTGCAAGATGTCTGTTATACAAAGATACGAAAAAACAATAAATTATTTGCGTGAAAACCTGCACATAAAATCAGATGCATTGTTTGACCAGACAAATGACCCAAATCCACACATTCCATGTCCATCAATGTCACAAGGACAGTTAAACCAAATCATCTTGCACGATATGTCGCAAGACACGCATTGCTTTGAAATACTACCAGAAATTTTCAATGTTACGCGCGATTTTATAGACGACAAACTTCTGCAAAACCCTGATCAGATTTTAGATGAAGAATACAGACCCCCAGCCGACAAAATGTTTCTGACATTTGTGACGCAAAGCATACCTGATAAGATGCTTTCATTTTGGATTACGGAAACTGAACCAAACATGTATGAATTTCACTACATCCATACAAACGGAAAAATGAGCAATATGGGGCAAATTAGAATAGGTGGCTCTAACATATGGTATCCGTCTGGGAAGCTGGGCTTATCTAAAGAACATGCGCAAGAAAACTTAGATTGGGAAAAGCGTATGATACCGCATGTTTTGACAACAATAGCTGCAATTAAAAACACAAACTTTGTTAAGTTCAAACCAGCAGGCACCCGCCAACAAAGAAAATCAATGCAACGCAGTATGGGTAAGGCTGTTGATACTTGGCACCGTGTGACTTGGAATATAGATGAGCCGTCTCAGGCGAAAGAGCCTTACGACAAGGGATACCACAAAATGCCACTGCATTGGAACAGAGGTCACTGGAAACGCGCTAAAGAACACCACCCAAAATCGCAGCAAAGACCACACGCATTGAACCCAGAACATCGTAATATGTGGTGGACATGGATAGACGGTTACTGGGCAGGCCATCCAGCGTTTGGTTTCAAAAAGCAATACCACGCACCAAAACTAAAGGTGAGCTAAAATGGAATTTTTTACAGCGTTATATATAGAATATACACTGCGTGGGATTGACATAGAAACATATTTGATTTTGCCAGACTACGAGGCTTGTCAAATAGCGATCCGTGACAATGAGGACATGGCAGAGTATTTCAAAGCAGATAGCGATGTTGATATGTACTGTATACGCACCAACACCCTATCTAGATCAATCAGACCTAAACTTAGGCCATAAGTTCAAAATGTGGGCCATCAAGAAATGGCCTGCGCGACTGTGAACGTCTTAGGTCAATGTAGGCGTTCATGGCATCTTCTGCCGTGCCTGTGTAAGCGCGTATGTCGCCCTCTGACCATGCAGCACCCCATTTGATAGATGCACCTGTTTCTTTAGCAGCCGCAGCCATCGCATCGCAGATGTCATCGTAGACATTGATTTCCCAACAGACATCCCCATCCACATACGCTAGGCAATCCACAGCATGTGAGTATTCGTCAGACTGCGGTATGTGCTTGCTGTTCATGGTTTGTGACCGACCAGTAGCAACCAAACGTTTCTGTTCTTCTACAGTGCGCAGACCGCATGTAATACCAAAGTCTACCTTAGTCAGTTCAATAGCGCGTTTGACTGTTGCAACCATATCTGGGTGAACGCCCTCTAATTTGCCCAAGCTGCGGTTGGATAATTTAAAACTCATTTCGTTACTCCCTTAAACTTTTCAAAGGTGCGCATCCCACCTAAACCTAGCATCCCCAACAACACCGTCATCAGGCTTTGCATGTCAAACTCTGGCAATGGTGGGTGCTGTAAATCAAACCACCCTGTCACAAAAAGTGTGACGGGCAGACCCAAGAAGTGCCAGAACAACGCCAATCCGCAAGTCCATCCAACAAACGGACGCCACCCTGCTATGAAGATGTTGCGTGACTTAGCTTCTTCTTTGTTTATCTCAATTTGACCGCGAGCAAGCTCCTGCGCATGACGTTCTGCCATCGTTGCGATCTCATGTGCGAGCGCGTTTTTTTGATCCTTGTCCTCAACAACCTTGTCAAGAATGTTGCTCACTGGGTCTACCAGCTTTCCCAACAAATCAAACATTATACCATAACCCCCTGATACAGCGTCATCTCAACGCCTAGAATAATCTCCAGCAACTTCACAATCACATGCGTTAGTAACTGCTCACCTGACATCTACATTTTCTTTCCGCGACACGTTGGCTTCCATTGCGTTGAAACCAAAGTATGCCGCCACAACACCGCTTGCACCAATCACATAAACACTAGCTATATCAGTAATTAGCTCTGCCGCGCGATCTAAGCCCACCCAGACTGCGAGAAAGATCACTAGCGGGTAAACAAGCATTCCAGCCGTACACGCTACTGTGAGCCGCCTCTGCGTGTCTCTCTTAGCGTCTTGATCTTCCATACGCCTGCGACGATCCTCTAACATGATCTCGCGCTCATCGGGATCAATCTTTCCGTTTCCGTTTAGATCGTAGTCTTCTTTCTTCATTGGCATACCTTTCCCCAACTTTTCGGGATCGCGTAATTATAAGCACCTTTCCGTTTTCATCATAGAAAAAATACTTATTACCCCTTTTTACCATAACCATTTAATGCCGAACCTGTCAAAAGTGCGCCAAATGCCAGATGAAACATGCCGCCCCCTTGTAAGGTAAACGGCTGGTGATGCTGCCAAACTTGCTTAAACTTTTCTATGTTGAGATAGGCTAGATCGTCAATCGGTGGTCTATTTATTCCTATCCAACTAGGAACAACCACAAAATCAAAGAAACAAATAAAAGCGTAAATATACGCCAATATCGCTTTCCATTCATCACGCATCAAACTCGCTCTACAGAAAAACAAGTCACCGCTTGCGCTGGGTTCTTTACCATAACCTCTGCCCTTGCTTTAGCCTTGTTGCAGTGCGCCTCAGTCCCAAACGTCCCTAATTGGTAAAACTCAAACCGACCATCTACAAAACTAAGCCAAACAAGTATCCACATCACCAACGCCCTCGCGCCTTGCCAACAATATAAATAGCCCCAGCTAAGATTACACCGCCAACAACAAATGCAGTCAAACCAACCGCCCAGTTAATGCAATTATCTATGAACTCTTGTTTTTTGTATGCAGCCTCTTTCCGAATACGCCGCTGCTCCGCTTCTATTCTAAGAACCTCATCCCATGCCGATGGCCCATATATGAAAGAAATATGATCTTTAATCTCCTTGCGCATTTGCTCCATTTTGCGCTTCTGGTTCCAAATCAAGATCGCCGCTTCTTCATCAGAACCCTTAAAGGTTTTCTCCCACCAAGGCGGGTTCTTCTGACGTTCTTCTAATCTATTGAAATCGGAAAAGGCTTGGCCCCACGTTGCAATCGTGTTGCCCATTTCTTGTATGTCTTTACCCGTGGAAATAGCTGCTTTGAGCGTCTTATACGCTCCTGTTGCAAGTGCTACGCAGCTAACGGGATCCATAGCATCACTTCTGCTCTATGTATTCGCGCAGATATTTCAGGTTTTCGTCAATGCGCCCAAGCATAACAGCGTGGTCATTTACCCGATCAGTAAGTTCTTTTACTTCAATATCCTGACGTTCAATATCGCGCGAGTTTACTTCCACCATGTTCACCACGCCTGCAATATACCAAACCAAAACAAAAGTTTGCGCAGCTATACCTACCAAAAACGCAATAGGAATAGTCTTGGACAAATGCCAATTCTCGTTTGCCATGTGTTGATCCTCAATAACCATTTGCAATCAGCTTGCTAAATTCACCACTCATCAACTTCTTTTTAACATATTCTGCGAACTCTTGCGACCCGATTTTAGCTCCGCATTCCCGCGACCACATTTCAGCAACCACAAAAGGTATTGAACCAGCCAAACGCATGTCAGACTTACGGTTGTGACCGTCAATATTGCGCTCTTTGTTAAAGTCCAAAATGCTTTGAATATCTTGGCTACGCTTTACAACAACCTTGTCATCTTCTGTGTGCCATTGAGTGTTTAGAATAGTGTCAGACATTTTTCTTTGGCCTTCCGCGTTTCTTAGGTGCTTTCCCGCCTTCCCACGCTTCATTTACATCTGGCGTAGAAGGGTCATCAGCTTTTAGTTTCCCCTTGGCATCACGCGCACGTTTTACTGTAATTTCTTTTGCAAACCCATTGGCAATCATTGCTTTGCCATCTGCTGCCGTGACCTCAATAACATCGCCTTTGTTTTTTTTCACCCCATCAACAAAGGGCTGGCGATCTGTTGTAATTTCAATTTTCATAACAAACTCCCGATAGGAAAAGGGGGCCATGATAGCCCCCTCTGATATTATGAGCAGTCTGCGATAACGCCGTGTGCTTTCTCTGAAGTGACCTGTAGGCCATACTCCGCAGAGATCAAACGGCGCTCTGACAAACCAGTTTTTGCAAGAGGCTCTTGCTTCGCTGTTTGTAGGTAAGCAACCGATGCATAGTTTGGATCAAGAACGAACACATCACGCGCTCGTACATGTCTCGCTGGGACAATTTGCAGCTCACCGAAATCTCCAATATAGACATCAATCGCAGCATTTAGCTTACTGTCTTCTGCTTCTTTGTAACGTGTCGCGTTACCTGTGAAAGTAGAGATAGTTTGCTTGTTTGATGATCCACAAAGAACAACGCTTGGCTCTGCGCCTGCGTCCCAACAATCAGCAATAACACCTTTTAGGATGTCTTCTGTGATCGCGCGAGTTGTGCCATCTGTCGCTGCCGCATCTGGGTAACCAGCAGAACCAGAACCTGATGTTGTACCGTCAGCACCGCCTGTGCCACGCGCAGTGTTTGTTGTCAAAAATGCACCTAGACCCGCAGTTTGACGCGCTGTGCCTGATGCACCCGCTGACGCTGCTACGTTGTCCAACAACATTTTTTCCATGTCGCGCTTCATTTCAGACAGCTTGTAAGCAACTTGCTTTGCAACTGTTTGCGCATCTGCAACACCATTCACTGCTTGGTTAGTTGAACTAACTTCCACAACTTTAGTACTAATTTGCGTATAGTTACCCTTTCGGATAGCATTAGTTGGCGATGAGTTTGAAAGCCCAGTATCACCCTCCAATGCACGGTTGTCGCCAGCCGCTGCAAGGTCTACTTCACTCCACTCAAAGTAGGTGTTATCTACATTGCGTGAACCGATTGTTGACATAAAGATAGTTTCAGTTGGTGAGATTGAGGTCAATGCGTCCTGCAAACTCTCTCTGATCGTAGAGACATTATATGTCTCGTTGGTATTTGCTGTTACAGCCATTGTCTTATTCCTTTAGACAAAAGTTAAGAGGTTAGCCAGTTAGCAATATCATCAATGCTTCCTGACCGCTTCATAGCCGCTGATGCTTTTTTAGCCTTTGATGCCTTACCCGCGTTTGCCGACCTCTTAGCTGCTGGTTTGACTACTGGACGCGCACCCTCTGCCTTTTTCTGGGCATTGGACTTGTTAGCCTGTAGTTCCCGCCATTTCAGCGCATCATTTAAGATCATAACTTCCTCTGCCGTTTTCACTGTGCTGATCTGCTCATCTGTCAGATCGTAGTGCTTTTTAGCTTTAGAAGACATATTCTGTATGAACACTGAGCGCTTTTCAGGGTCAGCAAATTCAGGCATCCATTCAGACAAGCGCTGGGCCTGCTGTTCTAAATACTGATTATGCTGCTGTTCCTCATAAGCGCGTTGCTGCTGCGTAACATAAGAAACTTGCTGTTCCCACTGTTGACGCTGTTCTACGGCGCGACGATATTCTTCTGCTTGTAGCTGAAAACCAAGAGGGTCACTGTCTTTCAGTTCCTCTGAAGGATATTCAGGCACAACAGGAATTCCGCCTTGTTGGGCTTGGTTAATCAAATGCTGTAGCATCTGGCCTTGCTGGGCATATTGCTGTGCTTGCTGATCTAATTCTTTCTTAGTCTCAGCGTTTTCAGCCATACCCTTTTGGATGTACTTTTGCCCTGAGTAACCACGGGTAAGCTCATCTAGGTCTACCTGACGCTCCTCACCATCAACTTTGACAGTGAAATATGTCGGCTCCTCTTGAACTTCGGGTTCCTCAACCTCAACATCCTCATCATATGTCTCTGTGTCGTCATATGATACGTCATCATCCTGATCTTGTGCTTCAATCTCCACCGCTTCAGGCTGAGTGTCCTCAGTTACTGCAACAGCTTCCTCTGATGCATCATCAGAATTACTAGGCGTTTCTAAAATCAAGTTTTCGGTAACCGCCTCTAAATCGTTACCGTTGATTGGGTTAGTCGTTTCCACGGTGCTTTCCCTTCCGTTGTACTAGCGCCAAGGCATCTACATCTGCCTGTAGTTGACGCTCTATTGCTGTTAATGCCCTCAAAATGGCGTGAGCATCCTCACGTTTTTCCACCTCTTGGGCGCTGCTATCTGCGAAAGTCCTCATTTGGGTGTCCCGCAAATCCTTTATGGTTTCCATGAACCATTCATTCTCTAACAGTGATTTTGAGCGTTTAGCTCTTTGCTCAATATCCACCTTGCATTCCCATCATCTGCGCGTTGTGTTCGCGTACCGCGTCTTGCTCTGCTTTTACGCTGGCAACATCAACCGCTGTTCCGTACTTGCCAAGTATCTCAGCAACCTTAACCGCCAAGTCTTGAACCATGTCATCACGCGCCAAATCGTCATCCATGCCCAGCTTGTGCATCTTATACTGGTAATCCATCTGCGCCTTGGTCATGTCTACCTGCGCCCGTGTCTGCGCTTTCATAGCCTCTGTCTGCATAAATGCTGCATTTGGATCAGGCTGTTGCGCTTGCATCATCGCTTGCTGCTGCGCCATCTGCTGTTGCTGCATCATCATCTGCTGCTCAATCTCTGGGGTCATCGGCATGAAATAGCGATCCGCATTCCGCAACCCACCAAGAGCCAATAAATCCGCTAACGTGTTTCGCATCTGCGTTAAAGTGACCACGCCATTCATTGGGCCATACTGCGCATATATCTGCTGCTGTATCTGTAAGGCTTGCTGTAGGGCCGCTGCGCGTTCGTTTTCGCGTCCAGTGCCGATACCCACATTGACGATCAAATCCATGTCTGTATCCCACGCTCTGGGGTCTACAGGCACAAATGAACCGTTGAGGCGCATGATTTCTTCATTGTCGGTATTCTTAACCATCAAATCCAACATCAAGCGGAACAACTGGCGCATACCACCTTCTGCAAAGTTACGCGCAATCACCTCTGCTTGGCCTGTCTGACCTTCCATGGATGCCGCAACCGCTGTTGCTGTAGAAGACGCTAAAACATCTGGATCAAGACCCTGCGCCATCTTGGAAACGCCCGTCTTGTTATCTACCAACTGATCAAAGTATTGCAGTGCTGGAAGTGTCTGACCCGCTGTAAAAGGTACTGCCATCTCCATGACGCTGTTAGGTGCTTTCACCCGCACAATGCGTCCAATCTCGTTATTGAGCAAATCGTCAATCGCAACCTGACCATCAACAATCTGCAACGCAGGGTTATTGGTCAGTGCTACGTTATCCAGAACACCGCGCAGCATCGCCGTAGCTGCGTCCTGATCGTCCAATACCAAATCAACAAGTGATGAACCAAAGAAAGCGTGTGGCTCTGGATCGCATTCAAAGATTGCATAAGGCGCACAATCAGCCTCGTAGAAGTTCAACAGCTTAAACGTAGAACCAGCACACAAGAACTGGTACAGACGCGGCATACCCGTACCTTCAATGTCTAATTCCATGTAAGCATTTGTAACTGTGATTTTCTTAGACGCGCCAGAGATGTTTTCATCCTCGCCCTCATCTACCGCATAACCACGGCGTTCAAACTCAGCCTCATCATCAACAACGCTATACTCAGTGCTATCCAATCCTGCCAAGTCTTCAATGCTAAAACCCATCGCAATCAAATCAGACACGCGCATTTCTGTGCTGTGACCGCACACATAGAAGTTATCAATTCCACGCGCGTTACGATCCACAAAGAAATCTTCTGGGGGAACGCTCTCTATACAGATGTCACCATGAGAAATAGACCGTGAAATCTTCACATCATGCTCTGGTACTTCAATCTCCATACCCATCTGATCCATTGAAATGCTCATGCGCATCTCATGTTCAAGAACCTCTACGTCATCGTCTTCAATGATAACCGCAAATTCGTCATCAGTCAGATTGGTGAAGGTATGGATTTCTGTTTCCATTTCCTCATTGTAATACGCATATGCAATGCCAGCTTTCTTAACCATCGCGTCTTGGAATACATCGTTTAGTACGCGGTATCCGTCATGCTGCTGGAACTTATATGAAATGAAGCTAGTCGCCTGCTCTGCTGCTGCAACATCCTCTGGGCCACGCGGCACAAACTCTACTGGCTTTTCGCTTGTAAGGAATATGCGCTGAATGCTTGGCTTTAGACCCCGCACAACCTCACGGCACTTTGTTGCCACAACTCTGCTGCGACCTTCCTCGTACCCAATGTCTACCTCGCCATCAAAGTAACGCTGGGCCTTAATGCGTTGTGGTGCAATCTCGCTGTCTACAAAGTCCACCGCATCTTGAATTGCTTTGGAAACAATGCTTTCAATCTGTGTTTGATCTAGTGGTTCTAATCGCATTTTTGTTTCCTTATTGTGGCAACGTAGACGCACCTAGCATTCTTAGTAGCGTTTGAGGGGTTTTTAATTCATCAATCAGTTGGTTTTTCAAGTATGCTTGACCAGCAGGCGATGATACCAATTGATTTCTTACTGGTGGGATAATAGAGCCTAACGCAGCAGCCGCAGCTGCGGTCTGTGGGTCACCTGTGTATCCAAAACCTGCCGCGCCAAATCTTGTTGCGTCTTGGCTGGCTGGCCCACCTGCCGCTTGTAGTCTTGGCCCTGTGCCAGATTGCGGTAAACGCTTCATCAACGCACCGCCAGCTTTTGCCAATTCACCTAAATCTGATTTACCAAAAAGATTTGATCTTTTGAAAACCTGCTGCGTTGCAGATGCCAACTTATTTGGCGTGACTAACCCTTCATATAGACCCTCACCACTTTTTAAAGTTTTCTCAATAGCTAAGAAATCACGGTAGCGCCCGTTTGTGCTGCGCCACGCTTCACGCGCCTCTTTTGTCAGATTGCTGTCTACCATCTGCTTAACAACTGGCAGTATTTCCCTTGCAAACTGTCCATCAACATCACCTCTGCGTGTCATCGCGTTTAAAGTATCATGGAACCGCTTTATTTGCGTTTTGGACAAACTCTGCCCCGATTTTGCTGATGCCTGAAATGCGTTATAAAGATTTCTGAAAATTGGCGCAGCGTTGGAAGGATTTACCTGACCACCATAAGTGCCAAGAATATCTACAATTTCATCCATTTGTTTGCTACTTGGAACGATTTTACGCGCAGTAGTGTCAATGCTTCCAATTGTATTTTCAAAGGAAGTCTTCATTTCATTATAAACACGTTCTAACTCTTTAGGTGTTGCGCGGTTACCATTTACACCAATGCGCTTCAATGCAGCCCGACTAAATTGCTCAAACGCTGTCATCTGCAAATCACGACCTGCGCGGGTAGCTTCTTCCCACGCCTTGATTACATCATCATCGTACATCGTCCCAGCACTTGGCACGACACCCTCTTTCTTCAGTGTATCAAGGTACTCTTTGGTTACGCCTTTTAATTCCCCACCTCTGGGACTAACGATCTTTTTGGCAAGAACTGGCGTTAAAACGGCTGTTGCAATCTCCATTGGTAGCTGTAGTGCCGTTCCCTCTACACCTTCTATTTTACCTGCATAAAGAGATGCAAGTGCTGGAGCAATTGCTTGTGAAATTACCTTTTTACCAGCAAACGGCACAAATTCCATTACGCGCTGCGTTGCTTCGCCCGTTCCTGTTTTTGGTTCATAGCCCATGACTTCAGGAGCTAATTTTTCTGCCGCTGCTGTTGCGTTAGCATCTCCAACATAATCTTTGATGTAGTCACCGACTACTGGTATGTTCCCCAGTTGGTCTAAGGCTGACTGCTTTATGCCCTCTTTGCTACCACCCAATAATAAACCCAGACCAGAACTCCCAGCCTCTAAAAGCATATTTGGGGCATCTACAGCACCAGTTACACCTTTTAAACCGCCAGATGCCGCCGACATTCCAATATCAGTCAATTTCTCAGATGATGTCAGTTCTTCTGATAGTGTCTGACCATTAAACAAATCAATGCCAAACTTTGCCTCTGCGAAATCTTCTACTCGCTCTATTCTTTTTAGGTTCGCACCTGTTTTTGGGATAAGATTGTAGTAATCTCGTACTTCGGTGAAACTTAATTCATCTAAGTTTGTGCCATCTGCGAGTATGTTGTTTTGTCCAGCCATCGTATTTCCTACTCACCAAAAATGGGTTTGTTAGCAAAATGCTCCCGAACAGCCGATGAGAAGTCTATCTGACTTAACGTGCGCAAATTGTTCTCTGTCATGTACTGCCTTGCAAAGTCGGCAATCTCTTGTTGCCGCACCAAAATCGCTTCTGTTGCAAGTAGCATATTCCGAATTGTTCTAGCGTCCATATTTGGGTTTGCTTGCATAGCATCCAGATACTCAACATCACTGGCGCTAATTCCTACGCCAAGACTTCCCCCAAGACGATCCAAAACCTGTTGACGCATCAGAGCGACAAATTCTTCATTACTTGAAACTTCTGTGTCAATGCCAAACCGCTTCAACAAGGCTTTACCTGTCTGGATCAACTCTGATCCAGCGCCAGCAGTGAAATCTGGCTGTTGTGATAGCTCTATTTGACGACGAACTGTGGCTAGTTGCTTTGATGCATTACTTTCATCTGCAAACACTGATTTGGTAAAATCAATGTCCCATTCTTGTAAGCCCTTATCTGTTGTAGACATATCAACTAAAGGCTGAGTTTTTGATAATGCTTCTGCTTCCTCTGGTGATTTCCCTTTTGACAACCAATATTCGTAATTTTTTATCATAGAAGTACGGGCATCTTTAGGAGTTTCCAGCATCTTACCCATATACAAAGACATCGCTGTTTTTGCGTCATAAGCGCCACTTTGTAACCCTTGAAGAACCATTGCTGCCAGCTTGTCGCCTTGTGCTGCACGTTGCTTTAGTGTCTCAATAGTTTTGTTGCGAGACTGTGTTTGCAATCTCTGCGCCCCACGCGCTCTAATTTGCTCACCCATACGCGCTTGCGGTAGAATAAGTGCATCTAGTGCTTGTGCAAAGTTCTCTGGGCCAGTTAGGCCAGTTGTTTGATTAGGGGCCATGAAGTTTTGCAAAAGTCCTCGCAGCCCACCCTGCTGTTGCTGTTTTTGCGGGGGAAAAATAGGTGGAGTTTGTATATTGCCGACCATTGCATCATTCCTCATTGCGCTCAGAGGCTGTCCATCGGTACTGCCTAGAATAGCTTTTAAATAGTTCTGTGTTTCTTTGAAGGGTGGTACGCCGCCATACTTCTCAACGTTACCCATGCCTGCGTTGTAAGCCGCAAGCGCCAAGGGCATTTCCCCAAACTGGTTTAATAACTGGCTTAGATACTTTGCACCGCCAAAAATGTTCTCGCGTGGGTCTTCACGATTTACGCCTAGCTCTGCTGCCGTATCAGGCATTAGCTGCGCTGGGCCATAAGCGCCTTTTGGCGATATAGCGTCTACTTTATAGCCACTCTCTTGGTTTATAAGTCGCAGAAATACGTCAGCAGGCAGGTTGTACTGCGCTGCTGCTTCTCTTGCTATTTGCTCTAATTCTGCGCGTGTCATATTAAACCTTTATTTAGGCATCATCTGTGCGCCAAGCTGCATGTAGTTAAAGAGGCCCGGACTGAAACTTTCAGACTGACCCACCATATTAGGCGCTCCGTAAACCGCAGACAAGAATGTCTGCAACCCTTGTGGCGCTCCATATTGGTTTTGGAAGTTTTGCTGACCACGATCAATTAGCTGCTGCATTGCGCCGCGCTGAATAGCGCCCTGTTGAAGCTGACGATCTTGGATTTGTTGACCGTAGTTAAAAGATTGCTGACCAAGGTTTGCAAGTTGATTTGCTGCGCCCTGACGGAACTGATAGCCTGCCAATCTATTTGCAACATTCTGCTGCTGCGCTGACATTTGATTACCAACGTCAAACTGAGAAGCACCAAGAGCAGTGTTGAAGCCCTGTTGACGTAATGCGCCCACCTTATCTAATGCTTGCTGCTGATAACCCTTTGCAGCCTCTGCCATCGCAACACCGTGGCGAGAGCCACCGAAAGCGCCAGCCTGCGATGCTTGTGCGTCTAGTGTATTTAGACCCATCTGAGCCGCACCGCCAACATCTCGCAAAGTTTTATCAACCACTGATTGTTCATACGGGTTTTGGTATGCAGCCATACCCCCTGCCGCACTTACTGCATTAATTGCCTCTGGCCTGTAACCCAAACCTGTAGCGGTTGCACCTAGCGCTGTCTTTTGCGCAGTAGATGCTTGCGTGTATGGGTTGTTTGCAGCACCCGTATTTTGCAATGCAGGGACATTAGCTGGGCCTTGTGGCGCAGCCTGCGTTTTTGCGATGATGCTAGGGTCTACTCCTGCGCCCATTTTATTCTCCTATTTACCGCCACCCCGTGGGGTCATTTCTAAGGCATACTTCTGATTACTTAGCGCCCGTGATCCTACTTCGCCCGTAACAGGGTCAATCCCAAACGTAGAGCGATACTCAGCTAGTTCAGGGTTTTCGTATTTAAACTGCTCACTCATCTGCTCAACCAACGGACGCGATGAATAGCCCTGAATACCACCGTCATACATCTGCGCTTGCGGCATGTAGCTTTGACCACCCGTTGATGGCATTCCGAAAGCACCAGCCATCATGTCTGTACCCTGAAACGCAGCATTTTCTAATGGCGTAAATGAGGCGATTTCTGGCCCATATGTAGGCATTGGCGTATCTATATATGCAGCAATATCGGATGCTTGACCAATACCCTGCTGAATAGCTTTCTCTTGAAACTTTGGCATAGTCGCCGTTGTTTCTGTTCTGCCACCTTTTGCCATTACTCGGCCTCCTTAACATAATGGGAGTGCATCAACTTCCACCCCATCGGCTCTAACACTTTCTTCCATCCTACACGACCCGTCATGGTTCCACCAGTGCATCCTTGCGCTTTAGCCCATTCGTTCATGTCATCGTACATATCAACCAACTGATCCAACTCTCCACCAGCAAGAAAGATATTTAAAACCTTCTTTCTAGGGTATACCACAATTTCAGTTACCATGCACCCCCTTGGGGCAGGCCAGAACTGCATCTTACCCTCTGCAATGTTTCCGACAACATCTTCCCATAGGTAAGTTCCATTGCAATATTCTAGTGCAGCCTCAATCCAAGGCTTACATCTTTCTAGTTCTGGGCTTGGTATCCAGTGTTTCATTTTACCATGTACTCAATCCAACACGCTTCCAAATAGCCGAGCTGCCATTATAATCAGCGGTGCATATATAAATGTAGCTTGTGTCCCAAGAGATCATGCCTGTAACGTCACCTAGCGAACCTGTGCTTGCACTTGGAACTGGTTGCTTTGTGGCAAGCTGACGAAAGGCTCCATCAGATGATACTACTGCATATTTGCTTACTTCATCCCACAAGACGATGCCATTTTCTGATGGATTGTCACTGGCAGTTTTAAAATACAAGCGCGGCAATTGTCGCTGCAAATATATTTTAAAGTTTTCACCCCATTGCTTTATATTATCGCCAATTGGTGGAAATACTGGTGCTGCCATTAGCGCTTCCCACCTTGCTTTGTTTCAAGTCGCATCGTCCCTAAATTCCACTTTGTAGGTGGTAAGACGCTATCAACTTTCATTCTAATTTGACGACCTGTGAAACGTACTGATGTTGGCTTTGTTATGTCATATGGGCCGTATTCGCGTTCTTCTGCATTAGGATAGAACCGTGTTTTAAATGTAACATCTACAGCCGCTTCTGGTGCTTCATCCGAAACCAATCCTGTTACCTGCATAACATTATCACCAACACCCAAAGATATTGCCCCTGTTTCTAAGAAGGGCAAAGAGGGATCAGAAACACTCACTGTCATTCTTTCTGCGGAGTGAGTAGAGCAACCAATTGTTAGTGTGTTAGGCGCATCATAAGGAACAGAGTATGTCAATTTATAATCATATGTACTGGTGGAACTATTGTTTTCACCTTCTATAAATACGTTATCAGCTTCACCTAACATTGTGTTGCCATCGTAAATTTTCAAATCGTGACCTAGATTTTCCTCATTCCCGTGATTGAAGATATACTTAACGCCTCTTTCAAAGGCCAAACTGGGCATGAAATCATCACCAACCCAAAAACCTTCAGTTCCAGTAATGAAATCACCAAATGAAACCCCATCCCCGTAGGTTTTTGTAGTGTTTTTAACCAGAAAAGGAATAAGCGTCCCTTCAATATATTCCACTATCTCATCCGTTAAATACGGGCTTCTAGGGTTTCCTTCTTGCTTCCAAAGAATATACTGAAGTAGGTTGTAACTATCCGCAGCTATCACTTGTTGGTGATCTAATGTGTCTCCTAAAAATCTCTCATTTATATTGTTACCCATCCATCTCTCTACGGGATATGTGTTAGCTACTGCCGCCCCCAACATATCAGTAGTCGCCAGATACCCATTAACACCATCCGATACCCAAGTTAAATCTTCGGTGCTTATCCCGTAAACAACATCATAAGATTGACCATCACCATATGTCAGCCCTACTTCATGCTCATATATCTGGCCCCGATCATTAGAAAGCATGGCGTAAGGCCAAACTCCTTTTGAAACACCAGATGTTCGTGAAACTTCACCAACAAGCCAATGATTGTCTGCGTAATTGTATGCTACATACCTGTCTATTTCAGATGAACCCTCAGATGGATAATACCACCAAACCTCATTGAACTCTGCGTTTGCATATGCCCAGATTTTGGATTTTTGGTCACTGTTTATGTCACTGTAAACATAGTCATATACTTCACAAGGAACTTGCTGAACAATATTTCCGTCAAACCTAAAGAAACCACCTTCACCCATCCAGTAAACGCCACTGTCAACATCGGCTGCGCACTTAGCTGAAATTGCACCACAAGATGTACCAACACGCTCAAATCCATAAACGTAAGGTGGGCCAATGTAACGAGCAATGTGTGCTGCTGTGTCAGTAAGTATAAGTGTTTGACCGCGCGTTCTAATACCTAGCATAATTTCGCCATTATCAGATAGCTCTATATCACCCGCTTCGTTGTTAGCGGATGGTGTCCAAACTGTGTTGTTCTCTCTATCGCACCAAGCTATCTTTCTTGGATTGGCGTCAGCGCCAAGAGCAAATAAAAATCGTTCTTCGGTTACAAGGATACTTTTGACATAATTTGGGGCATTAGGAACCTTAATAACCGTGTCTAGCTTTACAACTGATGGATTTAATATGCTCCACGCTCCAAGCGGCGTTGAGCCAACATTTTCAAACTGAATAGTAGCTGTAGTAGCAGTTGCTTCAAAAGTTAAAGGTATTTCTTCTCTATCTGGTTCTGATCTGCGATACAGGATCGCCGTATGCGTTTCACTGCCGCAAATCACTCTCATTATCGTATCTGGGCCATCTGCCTCTTGCACCCAAACTGTTGCCCGATAAATTTGACCAACTTCAACATTAAAAGACTGCTCTAAAATAAAATTATTATCTGAAGTAAAAGCATTCCTACTAAGAGGGGTGTGCCAACTTGGATAACCACCCGTAGCACCCGCAAATTCATAATAAACAATACCCGAACCAGATGTTGTCCAATTGGGAACGGAATTCACTAAATATCCAGTTGTACCATCGCTAAATTCTGGATTTAGCAATATATTTTGGGACGTACCAGATGCATTAATATCCCACTCATAGATAATCCCTTCATGTGAAGCACACGCAACTAGATTTTCACCCCAGTTATCTAAAGACCAAGTGGTGCAATCCTGAAGATTACCTGTGTCTGGGCGAGGTGTTCCATAGGTACTATCACCATAAACTCCATATCCATAACCAGTGTTTACGGCTGCATCTTTTATTCCTTCCGTATAATTGAAAGGTGTTAATTCATACTTTAGTCCACTTGGGAGAACGGCTGCTAACGCGTTATAGCCTCCACCAGCCAAGTAACGAGCAGAGCCAGATGTACTTTTCCAAGAGTGCATACCGCGAATTGGAGAATTTACAAGCCTTTGTACTTGTTCATTAATACGCCATCCATTTACTGGCCTTGCGCTGTTATTTTGCCAACGCACCAAGCTCCCATCAGTCCATCGCCCTGCATTATCTAAATCTGTTCCGTTCTTACGGAAGCCTTGCGGTATTTTTATGGGCAAAAAACTCATTATGCTGGCCCCTGAATATTAGCATATTTAAAGTTACAAGTGTCTGAGCTGTTATAGTTAGCACTCCCGTAAGCTGCCGAACAAATCCAATACTGCAATATATCTCCAGCCTGTAGAGAAAAAGTCCAACTTCTATACGCCAAGGTGTTAGTCGCAAGCGCAGATGGGAAAACCCCAGTGAATTGCCCACTAATTAAGCTTCCATTGCGATACTGACCAATACCTACAATACTATCATTCGTTGAGTTATTATTGGTTTTCGTGAAACCTATAAATGCTTTTACTGAACCCTCTAAGTTCTGAGCCTCAATGGTTGCAGCCAAAGTACCTGCGGAAACCATTTCAGCGTAACTATCTACGTTATTTTCCCCGCCATCATAGTCTATGAAAGTACCTTTGGTTATTATGCCATTCGCATTGTTATATGTATTAGAAATCCCAGCGGCGTTTGTTCTGGCGTCAAGCTGATAGTAAAGGTTACTTCCCGATGCCGTTATGGTTGAGGAAGCCCCATACCACTCACTCATGGATGATTGAACACCGCTACCTTTCCCAATCAACGCACGAATATCGCTGTCGTTCATAGAACACTGACTGCCAATACTGCCGCCAGCTTCTTGATGGATTTGGTTTAATGTAATGTATCCATTACTCTGTAGGGCCATCTTTTAGCACCTCTAATTCTGCCTTTAGCTCTTTTATGCCCTCTATCAAGAGTGCAATTAGTCGCTCATACCGAACACCTTTTGTTCCATCTTGTCTCTCTGCCACTATTTCTGGAATAACAGCTTCAACCTCTTGAGCAATGACACCAATGTCGTGCTTTGGGTTTAAATACAGCGGAGCGTCCCTTTTAGCGGTCAGAACGTGATCTTTCCAATCATAAGATACGCCTCGGATTGCACTTATCTTCTCCAAAGCATTTGGGATCACCTGAATGTTCTCTTTTAGGTTTATATCAGAACTATAAAAAGCCGTGATGTCTCCAGTACAAATAAAAGAGTTTGCCGAACACAAAGTGTAATTGCCAGCAGATTGCGTAAAGTTACTCAGACCAACTTCCGCTGCGCTATCAACAGTACATCTAATAGTGGTGCCACTAATAGAGATACCTGTTCCCGCATAATATGTAGTCCCGCCAGAACCTGCGGCAGCGTTGATTTGTGCTTGAATATTGGAGGTTACGTCAGAAAGATAATTGATCTTAGTGGCGTTTACCGTAACACCGTCCATTTTGTTCAATTCATCTGTCGTAGCGGTAAGGCCATCTAACTTGTTTATTTCACCAGCCGATGCCGTGACAGCCGTACCATTTACTTTCCAACCCGCTTCCAGATTTGGTGTTGTACCAGTTGTGCCATTATGACCATCCACTAGGGCATCTAATGCCGTGTTTAGCTTTGTTCCCCAACTATCGGCATCTGCGCCAACTTGTGGTTTTGTAATGCTAACTGCCATTTTATTCTCCTTACGCTACCTTGCGAACTAGCGTCCATGCATCGTTTATATCAGAAACATCCGTCCATGTCTCTGCTTCTATTTCTTGGAAATCCCATGTGAACCTTGCAACATTTGTAGGCGTTCCAGCGGTTACATCTGTTGCTGCAAAGTTGTGTATCTGCACAAACAATGGTGCTTCTAGCGTTGGAACACCCGCTATAATATCAGACGGTAAAGCCCTGAAGTTCTGAATATCAACTGGGATTGTGTCTACGGTAGGCGCAGCGGTTGTAATTTCTTCAGCAACAAAGTTAGAAATAATTACTTCGGAAACTGTATCTACGACAGGAACACCTGCTGTAATTTCATCTGCGCTGAGAATGTCCACAAACGTCACTGGTAGGTCATCTACCACTGGCGTTGATGTTATATCTTCTAAGGCAAGATTACTTGTTACCGTAGTAATAAGATCGGCAACCACTGGTGGCTGCGTAACAATATCTAAAACTGTTAGGTTTTGCGTCTGAACAACTGTGATAGGATCAACAGTTGGCGTTCCAAGCGTGATTTGTTGCGCTGAGAAGGATTTGACGTTGGTGGCCGTTGCTACCGATGTTGTTGACAGCGGCTTTTTGGCTAATGGAAAGAAACCTAACATCTAATCACCTACGACATGTTGTCGCCTAAAAGTCTCCCATACCAAGTTGTCCCACCATCTACAGTCATAAAAGTGATTATGTCTGTTTGCCCTGATGCTGGGTCAGTCGGTTGTGCGCCATTAGGCCACTGAACACTTGCTGGGTATGTTATAGCATGTGTACCGCCTGATGTTAATATCAGCTTGCATTCATACGCTACACCAGAAGTTGGCTCGTTATTAAACGCAACACTTGTTGCCGCCGATGTAGTCAGTGCAAACACATTGCCAGAACTACAATCCATTGTGACTGTCGCGCCACTCATTGTGTTGTAAATCTGGTTGTAAGTACCCTTTACGGTTCCTGTAATGGCCACGTTACCTGTATGCGTTTCACCTACCACATTTGAGCGTGGCACGGCAACAGAAGCCTCACCAGAACCATCAATGCCTGATAAAACTATGGAACCGTTAGCTGTTTCAATTTTTATAGGCATTTTATTTCCTTATGACGGTTCTGTAGGCCAATCAGTGTCTGCCAGATTTGGGAAATTCTCGTGTGAAGAAATATCTCGCAAAGATTGACGATATGTTGCCCATTGCGCTTTCACCTCTGTAGATAAGGGACTATCCGCAACTTGTGTCCAATCACTATTTGAAAGAAGTGAATTGCGTCTATTTCTCACCTCTGCATTTCTATTTGCATTCCATTCAGCTATTTGCTCTGCTGTTTTTTCTACGACTGTCCAATTCAGCACCCATGTACCGTCAGACTGTAAAACTGGCGTTTGTTGCTGACATACCTGTGTTGCCATATCGTGGACAGGAAATGAAGCTACAGTGTAGGGAAAAACATTGTAGGTTGCCAAAATATCTTCTGTCATAACATTTGGAAAGCTAACTGTAGGGTTATCCCTCTGCAATTGGCCACGCGAATATGGATATGTTACCTCTCCATTTTCGTATTTTAAATACTGTCTCATTTTTTTCTCCTAAGTAAACTTTAATACTACGCCTTGACCGCTGCTGTTGTAATTTACCCCACGATACGGCGCAGAACTGAAAAACCCACCCGTAAACATCCTGATGCAAGAGCCAAAATATGCAGTTTGATTAGCAAGTCCAATAGCTTCGGGATAACCGCGCAAGTCATAAGTTCTGATTAGATTGCCGTTTAAATCATATTGATATACTACACCTAAATTGGCTCTGTTATAAGTATATCCATCAATATTGTATTGAGCGTCTGTATAAGGCGCACCGACAAATATATATTGATCGTCTACGGCTACAGCCCACCCAAAATAATCACTACTGGAGGAATATCCGACATTCTCTGGATTTCTGATGTCAAACCTACTGGCACCCGTTTCTGCGTTCCAAACCCAAATTCTACCTTGGTTAGTGCCTACATAATCTGAATAGCGATGTCCCACAACTAAATTGTCATTAGTGCAAGCTATACTAAAACCAAACTCATCACTGCTTTCAGAATTTTGACCTGCTACCCACTGCTCTGTTCCTGTTGCTAAGTCGTAGCAAGTCACACCACCATAATTGGCTGAGTAATATTCATCGCCATTCTTTGAAGCGATATAATAATATGTGTCATTTGCACAAACACTCCAACCAAAATATGCGTTTGAGTTTGTTGAATGTGTGTGTGTTCTAATCAGTTGTCCCGTTTGCAGACTAAATACATAAGCCGCACCTGTGGTAAAGTTGGTACTATCTTCCCAAGGCGCACCCACGATTAAATAATCTCCTGAGATTGCCATAGTATCTTTAGAAGTATCCCAGCCAGACCCACCAAACTGATCAGAAGAACCATTGTTATAATTATTTGGATTGTATATTTGATGGAGCAATTGATACGTTGATGCATCATAAACATACACGACACCACTATCGTTCATGCCGCCAACATCTTCACGATGCGCACTTACGGCAATGTAATCATCACTGATTGCTACCGATGCCCCGAAATAATCTGAATTTGTTGTGCCATAAATGTTTGGGTTAGTTAAACTAGCCAACAAATTCCCTGTTTCTATGCTGTAAACATATGCACCACCACTGTTTGATTGAGCTGATGTACCAGAATAATCATCCTCTAAAGGTGCGCCTACAACTAATTTCGTAGAACTGGTGTCCATTGCTTGACCAAAATATTCATCATAACGCCTAGAAAAATCCAAATCGTTTGCGGGCGGGCGCCAATCATAGTCTCTGGCCATAGAATAGGCACTTCCATTAGCGTCGTCGTAGATGTAAATAACCCCTGAGTTTGTACCTGATAGCCCGCCATCACTGTTTACAAAATCTTCATTTCGCGCTGAGATATGCACTTGAGTGCAATATGAATTTCCATCTGAATTATTGCACCTTACCATAAAACCAAAATTATCAGAGGAACTTTGAGTGTTCACATTAGGATTATATAGAGTACCCTGATTGCTTCCTGAACTTGCGTCATAAGTAGTTATTCTATCGGTACTATAAGAGCCGACATATAAATGGTCATAATCAACATCAAAGCTATAACCAAAACTGCCACCAACACCATTAATACTAAAGGCCTGATTTCCATTATGGTAAAAGGCATACACCCGACCGCTGTTGTAGAAATCGTTAGGCGCACTAAAATAAAAATAACGGCTATTTCCACGAACATGATACCCTGCAAGGGTACTATAACTACTGTTATAAATGTAATAAAGTTGCGAGTTTGTAAGTTGTTGACCAGTCACATGATTAAACATGTACATTCTACCATATTCATCAACTGTTGATGAAATATCTTCATAAGGCGCACCTACTGCAATAATATCGCCATACATCGCAATGCTATAACCGAAATAGTCATTATTTTCTATTGTGTTGCTGTCAACTTGCTTTTGAAAAGTTAATCCGTATTGATTAGAACTTGTTGTGTGAAAAACATACACTGCACCGATACTATAATAACTTCCAGTGTCTTCGTATATCGCACTAACGCCGATATGTGTATTCGTTAAAGAAAGCGCATAGCCAAACTGATCGCTGGTTCCTGTGTTATAATAATTAGGGTTTGTATAAGTGTGTAACAACTGCCAATCTTCGGGATTTGGCCCCGTAGAATACAGATATACACGCCCACTATTAGCCCCTAAAGTGTCATCATAAGCAAAAGCGCCTATGGCTATTTTTGTTTGATCTGGACTAATCGCAACTGAATAGCCAAAATTACCAGTATCAAACGGACTGGCTGCGCTTTCTGGTGGGTGAA